TTGATTTGCCCGCCCATGTTGTTAGAGTCGGTGGACATCCCGCCCCCGTACTTGGAGCCCCTGTAGTTGGTGGAACTCCTCCAAGTACACCAATTTCAACTCCTTCAAAAACACCGAGAATCCCGAGAACTCCTGTAGCCATAGCTGCACCAACTGATCTCCCGAGTTTTATTTCTTTAGTCGATAGCCTTATTCCAAAAACTGCTGTAGCGGCAGACCAATTTGTTGGTACAACCGCAAAGGGTGTGCCATTTTTAAATGTTGGATCAGATTTTATCGCAATTATCACATATACTAATAAAAAAGCAATTAAATTTGGGTTTGTAAATTTAACTAATGATTCGCCACTAACTGGTTTTATTATTAAAGAAGGTATGACCTATACAGAGCTGACAAATATAATCAAACAATCCGCGGCCGATGCTTTTGCGAATGCCGCACAAACTTATGTAAATTCCATGGTCGGTTCTAAAGGTACAAAAATTTCAGGAAAACTAATGAGGACATTTATTGAGGCCGATGGACAAGATATTACTATTGAGCCGACTTTAAAAAGAGTTGGGTCTGGTATGAAGAAAACTAATAGCATTGTTATTAAATCTGGCCTGAAACCAATTAAGCTCGGCAATGGTATTTCAATAAAAAAAGATACCAAAGATAATACTTATAAATTTTATGATGAGGATTTAGGGTTAGAACCTAAGCCGCCATTATTTGACAAACGAAAAAAGACATATGTAAAAAAGCCGCATACGGTTTCAGATGGTATTGAATGTGATAAAGATAAATTTAATGATCGCGATAAAAGATATATTTCATTTGGCAAGTTTGCAATTAACACAAGACAATTAAATTGCGGCAATTTACAAGTCGTATATAAAAGCTTGTCAGTCAATCCCAATTTTCCAACCAAAAAAATAAGCCCAGAGTTTCAACAATATTTATTTGAATTATTGACAAATAAAAAATCAATACCAGCATTACATAAACATATGTCAGAATCCGAAAAAAATCTATTTGAAAAATTGGCAGTTATGGCCGGTGTGTTTGATAAATTAAATTTACCGAAAATGAATTCTTTAGAAAATGAAAAGAAAGAAATGGAGAGATTTGATTTATTGCATGGGGAATTTATGGCGGGTAATGACAATAAACAAATTGTTAGAGAATTAAGAAAATTAATTCTTAAGTTTTTAGGCGAGAGTCGCATTAGTAAACCTACTGCTTATGAATATCTTCTTCAATTGAATGAATGCGATTAGATATTAATTAGATAATTAAAATAATATTTTTTTTGTTTATATAGATATATATAATATAAAAATCAAACATGTCGACAAGAATTGCAACTGAAGCGACAAAAAATAATTATAAGAAAAATCTTATAAGATTAAATGATGGTAATGAAATAAAGAATTATAATTTTCTGAAAAAGACAGATTCTATTCTGAAAAAAATGGAGCATTTAAAACCTAATACTATTCGCTCATATCTTATTGCAATTGTTAGCACAATAAAAGATCTAAAAAACTTTGATAAAGAGAAAAAAATATATTATGATCTTATGATGCAAATGAATAAAGATCTGAAAGAGAATAATTCAAAGAGTGAAACCCAAGAGAAAAATTGGATTGATCAAAATGAAGTCATGAATATATTTTCATCTCTATGCGAAAAAGTTATGCCATTATTAAATCAAAAAAAAGTGAATGCGAAAGAATGGCATGACATCTTGGATTTTGTAGTTTTGAGTTTATATTGTTTGCAACAGCCAAGAAGAAATAAAGATTACCAACTTATGAAAGTCTTAAAGTCAACAAAAGATTTAGATGATAATTATAAAGAGTTTAATTATTATGATGGTGATAAATTTCTATTCTATAATTATAAAACGAAAGGGACTTATCATTTGCAAGAAGTTAATGTATGTGAAGAATTAAAAAAGATTTTAACTTCATATCTAAAACTTCATCCATTGAAAAAAGAAAAGAACTATTTCCTATTGGTTGATTTCAATGGCGAACCATTACAGCAAGTCAATTCAATCACAAGAATATTAAACCGCATATTTCATAAAAGAATTGGAGTCTCAATGCTTCGTAATATATACTTAACTGATAAATTTAAAACCCCTATGGATGAATTAAAACACACTGCGGAGGCAATGGGCACAAGTTCAAACACCATAGCCAATACTTATGTTAAAACCGATGATAGAGACTCTATGCAACAATTAAAAGATGTATAATCCCGCGGTAAAAATCTAAGTTATATATTTAATTAGATGTTTACGATAAAATATCTAATTAAAATATAATATTATATATTTTTTTGATGTTTTTTATATACTTATCTGTAAAAATTTATAAATTTTTACAGATTATTATCTAATATATATCTTTAATATGATTTTTACTTATAAATATATGATAATTATCTATATTTAGATATTTACAAATAATAATCTTAATAATAATCTATGTTAGATTTTTACAGCGGAGTATTTAACTCATTATATTTTAAAATCTTTTGTTTATATTTATAACATCTATAATAATTATCACCCATTGTATAAATTGCCATAAAAACAAATCCACGATAAAATCCTAAATAATTATTTTTCATAATAAAAAATATATAATGTTATATATATAAAAATATAAAATGTCGGAAGAAAATATATTATCTAAGATTGAGAATTGTTATAACATTTTTAAAGGCGATAATCCTGAAAGCAACTTAATTCAATTATGCATTTTAATATTTGATTATGTTGGGTTTAATTTGTTATCTGAACATGGCTATTACATTATTACTATGGATGTTGGAGAGCAACAAAAAAATATCTTGACTGAAAGTGATCCAATTGAAAAAAGCAGAGCCATATTCAGATATGTTTTATTTTTAACTATTAACTATCATTTGTTTACAAATTTTTGCGGCCTATTGGGCACGGCCGATATTGTGCCAGAAAAAGATCTAACTAAAACTTTTAATCCTGATGATCCTAAAAAAAAAATAGTAGATAAAGTAAAACTATTATACGAATTAAAAAATCATACAAATATTGATTTCCCAATTTTGAATGAATATGTATTCTCAAAAATTGATATTGTAAAAAAGTCATTAAAATATTTTTTAGATTTATTTGATGACGAATCGGCAATATTATATAATCAAGAAAAAAGAAGAATATTTAAACCAGCCGTATTTGGTGTTTTGACTTTAGATCTTCCAGAGGATGATGAATTAAAAGAGATGATAAGAAAATCGAATATTGTTATTAATGCAGAGGATGAAATTTAATTTTGTAAAGCTAATGTCGACATAGAATTTTTAATTCCGATTGGTAATTCAATTTTTAATTTATCCGTAAACTCATTTGTATTGATATTACTTTTTTCAAATAATTTAACATATTCATTATATATATCATTTAAAAATGCATCCCCATCAATTCCCCTATCTTCTATCTTCAAAGACAATAATTTATATATTTCTATTGATAGTTTATGATATTCTTTGCTGGCTAATAATTCAGATTCTAAACGATCCTCTATTTTCATATATAATGATATACTTGTTAATGTACCAATTATAAATGATATAAAACAATTTGCTGCGGATATATAATTTTGTTGAATATAATTTGTTAAGGCCACGGCGATGATTGCATTCAAAGACGACAATACAATTATTGGCAACTTAAACCATATGACAATATTCTTAACATTAAAATAATGTTCTTTATGATGGTTTTCTAATTCTATAGAATTTAATCTTATGTCATTTAATAATGATTCAATTTCCGCATTCCAATTATTAGAGGTTGTACTCATTGTATATAATTATATTTTTTTTTTGTCAAAAAAAATATATATACAAGAATCAAACTCTTCTCCCGTAATTATGTTTATAACTTATTGTATCTGGCTTATATTGTATTACAAATTTTATTTGCCTTTTCTCATCAATTGTTTTTATTCTATATGCTAATCTTTTTTTTGGGTTTATTTGTCTCCATCTATAATAGTTTTCTGTCTCATCCACTTTATAATGTTTTAGGTCGTGGTCTTGAAGCCATTTCAAACATTCATCTATTGTGTTTAGATGTTTATTAAATAATACAGATTGAATCTCTGACATTTTTTTGGGGTGTTTTATACTCTATATGTTATGTAATATTTTATGTATCATATTTTTTAATTTATGATCATTATTTTTTTTATCATCACTCCAACATTCTAAAAATTTTTCATAGTCATCATATTTATCTGTATAGTAATCACATAAAATACAAAACCTCCCGCAATTCTGCGAATAGTAATCTTGTATATCTCTATTATTAATAGCATATGGTTTAAATGGTTTCAAAAACTCTTGAACGGAGATTGGGGGATGAAATCCGAAACTATCAAAATATAAACCATGGCCACTCTCAAATATTTTAGCAAATACCCAATGTGTGCCATTGCCCTTATCACTATCTTGCATATTAATATAATAACTCCCAATTTCCCTTGGGGTTCTACCCTGTACCAATTCATCTTTACTAAACACACCAACAATCGGCAATTTTAATTTATTAGCCATATCTTCTAAATCAATATTTGTCATCATCTTGCATATATATTATCAAATATAAAATTATTAGATTAAATTAAAGACTCACATATTTATGTGCATGGTGGCTAAGGCCTCCACCTCCTGCCGGTAAGAAGCTGCCTCCAGATTTTGTACTCCTCAAAGGATTATATCCGCCATTTTGATTTACATTGCTAAAAAATGGATTCATCTGCGGCGAATTAGTTTTGCCATATGGTGATCCTAATTGAATCATGCTGCCGGCCGGTGGCTCTGGTGCCACGATTTGCCTATTAGATGGCCTAACAATTGCACCTCCGGATTTAGGATTTTTATGATGAACTTTAAGTACATTTTTATGGTGTAAACCATACCCACCATAACTATGAGTAAGTGGCCTATATCCCATTTGTTCTGCCATATGGGCCGATTCTCTTGGGTTCATCATACTATGATATCCGGCACTGTGTGCCATAGAATATGGTTCGAAATGTGAAACATGATGTGCCACATGGTGTGCTGCATGGTGTGCTGCATGGTGTGTAGGATGGTGGGCTGGCTGATGTGCGGCATGGTGTGCGGCTTTATGGTGAGTCTGATGCGGCTCTGGTGTATGATGCTTGGTTAAATGACTTGAGCCATAACTTCCGACTGCATGCCCGAAAGATTCTCCCAATGCGGGATCAACACCAAATTTAGCGGCGGCCATTTTACCAAGATGTTTGCCGGCAGTCGGTAAAACTGATGCGACTAAATGTTTGCCTGCACTTTTTAACATATCATAAAAGCCCTCGCCTTTCTTAAATTTTAATAAATGGTGTTTGCCCTTCTTATGTGCGGCATGTATTTTTTTTAATGTGGTGGGATGTAGAACAACAATATGTTTGCCCATATGATGCATATGACTTGGATTAATTACCAAGCCAAGACCCATCGACAAGGCCTCGACCTCGTCTTTATCTAAATTCATTGGAACGGAATGCATTCTGTGAATGTTCTCTGTGAGAATTGACTCTGAGAGTAAGTTCAAAAAAATAAGTTATATTATATTTATCATTTTATTTTTATTTGAAATTAAATTAATTAAGCAATCTCTTGACCAGTTGCCATATTTACCGTAATACTCTTTTCATACTCTACAAACACCATCAAATCAATAGACTGTGAGCATAGATTTTGGCATTGAATTTGAACACTTCTTGCCATACCTTCTTCACTTGGAATAATTCTTGAAGCATTACCAACATAATATCTATATAAATATTGCCATTCTTTGTACCCAATAAGACCAGATCCCAAACCGGTCGTAAGTGATCCATTGAGCTGATTGACTGATACAACTTGTTCATAGAAATCCTCAAATCCGTATTGAAATTGTTGGATAAACAAATTGACACCAGAAATCAAAATCTGAAAGTTATCAAGAATAATAGGATCTGGGGTTGCTCCGGTTGTAGAGAATGGCGATAATAGAGTTGAAGGTGTTTGAGTAATAGTGCCAATGGCCGTATTTGCACCACCGGCAGGGCCCGCCCAAATATATTGCTGTGCAACTCCATTTGTTGAAGTTGTTCCTGATGCTGATAGAAGTGGGACTACTACAACTTGTTTAATATTTGGAATACCGTTTGAAACAAGAATATTAATATTCGCTCCGGCCCCTTGAGCTGGGAAATAAAATTGAAAAATATCATTATATAAAACTTTCTTAGTTGGTGTGAGTTCTAAGAATCTGGTTTCGGCCAATGGGTTCATGTTAAATGCTGGGGCATATAATCTGCATTGAGTAATTGGGGCTTGTGCCCCTTGGAATGTGAATTGGGAGAATTGATTTCGTGCAATTGATACTCCAACATTTACATTTACAACTGCGGGGGCTTCTCTATTTTGTGCATTGTTCACACTATATTGTGCCGTGTATGGGCTAAGATTATACCCACCTTGACCAATATCATTACTTGCCAACATTATAGGATTTGTCGCACCACCCCCCAAAATATATGGTGCAGTGGTCAAACCAACAAAAGAATAATTTTGTTCAATAACTGTACCAACTGCGGGGGTTGCCGCCACGGGTGTAGTATTCGCCAATTGGCCTCCAATATATTGTGCAGTGAAAAAGCACTGATTAGTATTCAAATAAATCCTCATCGTAGATCCCTTAAGCAATGGTATCTTTTCAAAAAAGCTACAAATATCTTTAAGTCTGATAACTGCGGGGATTGTGATGACTCTTGCGAGACCACCATTTTCCTCCGCAATTTGGGCTTGAAACATTGCAGAATATGTAGCACTTCCGGCATTCAATAGTTCGGCTTGATTAGAATTAACACCCTGAAGAGTAAAAGATCCAATGCGACCAGAAGCGACCGGCGTGGTATTAAATGTTTGAACATAACCATCGGCATTTACGATACTTGGTAATGCGGCAGTTGTCCCAGTTTTTGCAGCATTAAAATTAATCCAAGATTGTCTTTTTTGGAATCCACAGTTGAAATGTTGTCTTATGGAAGAATTTGGTACCGTGCACTTAGTAGTGAAATTAAATGATGCAGGAATTGAACCAACGTTCCCACCACCTGCACCAACGGTTGCATTAGCATTGGCACTATTATATAAATCTAAAAAATTAGTAATTGTGACATATTCACAATTTCTGCAGTTGGATAAACCCATACCAGAGCTACATAAAATATTTATAGTTTGGGTGGGAGGATCTGTTCCACCACCAGCTTTTAAATTATTATAAACCCAACTATCGGGGGTGTCCGGATAAAAGCCGCAAATAGCACCCCAATTTTGCACATCAGCATGACTCCAACTCGTCATAGCTCTAAATGAACTAAACACATTTAAAAAAGGAACCTGTTGCACAACATTTCTATTATTAAATTCCACGGTCATCGCGTGAATCATATTCCAATAACCATTTTTAAGCCCAACCGCCCAATCGTAGCAAGTTCCCGTGGTCATACTTGTACTCTCAAATTGTAAAACTAACGGCATCAAGATAAAAGCCTCCGACCATCCAATCCACATGCCCGAATTTGAGAGCGAGGTAGTATCGAGAACTATCTGGGAGCTATAACTACCATTATTATTATCATTAACATATAAATATTGTTTTGCTGTAAATTCTGAGGTCGTGTAAAGTTCGGTTGAAACCGCGTCTTCATATACAAGATGATCACCCATTTTTGCAAAAATTAACTCTCAAAAATTAAAGATATTATTTATATTATAACATTTATAATCCTTTATAAAAAAAATAATTATTTAATGGCTCACACTCAACCAAATGATATATATTTTTTTAATGGCTTTGTTTTCTTGATGGATAAGTTTTTTAATTTTTCAGTTGCTCTTCTTACGGGGTCGGCCTCACTTGCGGCCATTATACCTTTACCAAATACTTCAACTGGTTTATTAGAATCCATATTCATATATTGCCTTCTCGGATGATTTAAGGTCGTTCGGGTTGAACCCAACAACATTGGGTGGATTTTTGGTCTCATTTTTAACAATCTATATAATAAATAGATATAATTATTATTAATTTAATTATTTCTTTTGGTGTTTATTTAAATTGCCCAAGTTCATCGACATCGGTTATATTTAATAATATAACAATCGTTGGATCTTGTATGACAACTGGCCTCAAATTTTGATCTAAAATCTGAATAGAAAATTCGTTATAATTACCCTCTAAAATATCAATGAATGACATCTGCGGGGGTATAATAGAAAAATATGAACCAAATGTGGCCGAAGCCGGTATACCAAAACTATATAATAAACTATTTGGGATAGAATATTTATTATTAATTAAAGAACATGTTATTGTATAACTCGCAACGGGAGACAATTGAGGAGTCGTCGTAGAATTAAATGACACAACAGCGGCCTTACCATATGGGGCATTTGCAGTCGTTGGCTGAGTCCAGATCGTTGTATTATTAGTTGTGATGTTGGCTTCGGCCGTCCCCAATGGATAATATCCAGCAGCCAAGCCAATAACATTCTGAAAATTATTGTCCAATATTTCAAACATTGGGTATATGTATTGAGTTGCGATAGTTGGGATCGCCCAAGTTGCCCCAGCGGGCAATGTCCAACCGTTGGCCGTAGCTAATGTCGTATTTAGCCCAAATGAATTTAATTCAACAGCATAATATGTCGTGTTTGTGGTCAAAGTTAAAAAATATACATATTGCCCAGTCGTAGTCTTCAAATAATGATTATTAACCACCATCACAGATTGTATGTAATAGTTTAGACTTTCTACAGTATAAAATCCATTCTGAATTGTTATCGTATAAGTATTGCCATCAAACCAAATATATTTTAATACATTATTTTGATTTGTTGCCGTTATGTTAAATGTGCTATAATACATAGAAAAAGATGTTAATGCTAATTTTTGTCCAGCTTTTAAAATAATAGATGTTGGAAATCTGTATACCAAATTTGAGTTATTGGTATTTGGCACAATATTTGAATTATTCAAGATTAAAGTTTTCATCGTGAACAAAATATATTTTAATATATATATGTTATTATAAAATATAATGCCAAAAATAATTGAAATAGTCAATTCACCAGTTAAGGGCAAAAGATTCAGGGCCATATTAGAAGATGGCCGCCATTATGACTTCGGTCTAAAAGATCCCAGCGAGGGCACATATATTGACCATGGAGACAAAAAAAAGAGAGTGGCATATTGGGCACGGCATATAAAAGCAAGAGGGGAGCGGGCATTAATTGATAATCTCGTTCCAAGTGCGGCCCTTTTCAGCATGGCA